CGCTAAATCAACATCTTGGTTATTTATTCTATATAAATAATATGTTTGGAATTCAGATATATCTAAAACTTGATAGTTAGTATATGTTGAATTTGATGTGTATTTGATTAATAGATTATTAATTTGCCCTAATGGAATTGAATTATTATTTCCGTTACAATCAAGTTTGCTAATTTTAATAAATGCTTCTCTTCTAACTACATTAAGTAATGGGGGAACTATTCTCCATCTAGGAATCATTATTAACATCTCACCCGATTGTGGTTGGGTAGATGTATTTAAAAATTGTTCTTCTGTAAGTGTTGAAAAATTAGTTTGTCCATATAAACCATTCCTATAAACTATAGGAGTATATTCAAACTCACTTAAACTAAGTGGGTATGGTTGATTTAAACTACCAGTTGTAACAATAATGATAGAGCCACTAAACTCACCATTATAAAATTCATCTTGTGAATCATGTAATATAGTAATGGATCCTGAAGGGGTAGAGTAAGTTTCGTTCCAGTTTTGGGATGTATTGGAAGCATAGTTAAATGGTTCAAACATTCCAGCTGTTCCTCCACTAAATTCTTCAATTAAAGAATGAGATATATAACTGCTTTGAGATATAGGGTCCCATACTTGAGTAGATTTTATAGTACCAGAAATATCTAAATCTTCCCAAGATACTTGTGGTTCAGGGTATCTATTTCTTTCAAGTAAATGTTGTTTAATAACAACTCCAGAAGCAAGACTTGTACGAGCAGGTACAAAATCTTTAATCATTTTGAATAATGAATTGTCAAAGAATTTTATTAAACGTATAAAGTCGTTTAGGTTATAGTTTTTAGTGTATTTTTCAAAGTACTCATTTCTTAACTTATCTAAATTAGGGTATGAAGTTAAACGTGAAGATCTAAAAGCAGGATCACCTATAAACTCTCCAATATTAAAATATCCAATAGATGAATTAATATCATCATTTATCTCATCTTGTGGTGAAAATGCTACCTCAAGTAAGTTAATATTTGGAGTATAACTTGCACTTGCCTCGGTTGTTTGAGCTAATCTTCTAAATGGAGATAAGGTACTTCCCGAAGGTAGGTTATCATTTTCTAATCGTATTTTATCACTTACAGCATTTTTAATACCCGCTACAGGTTGATCAAAAAATAAATATTCAGTGTTTGGTTTGAATATTGGAGTTAAGTCGTAATAAAAATTACTATCTGTAGGGAATGATTGAGTTATAACCCAAGATCCTGTTACTTTAGGGTGTATAGAAATAGATTCAGTAAAAAATTCTCCACCAATGGATGCTCTAAAGGCTAGTTCATTGGGTGTACTATTTAAAAAGTTACCCTCAATTGAGTAAGGATTCATTGTATAATCCTTAAACACACTTGAGCTAATAACAGTTGTATAGTATCTAATTTCTTGGTACGAACCCGAGAATGGTTCATATGATCCAGCTAATGATCCTGTTCCATCATATATTGCAGTATTGTCGTATGTTACTATATCATACCCAGATACTGTTGCAGCTGAAAATGAGATTGGGAAATAACTTGTTGATGAGTTAGCCCAAGGTATATCATTTCCTGTTATAGAGGAAGATTCATAGAAACCTAAAATAGTTCCGTTATTTCCACCCTCATATATTTTGTTGGAGGCATTTAATGTAAATTCACTTCCACTTCTATTTACCATTACAGACCACCATCCACCATCAAAAAATGGTAGGTATACGCTTGCTGTAACTGTTATATTTGCTACATCGGGGTAAAATTCTAGAGTAGCGTATTGGTAGTAAGGGTCAATAATAGACCCGGAATATGAACCTGTAGAATATGCTGAACCTGTATATCTTAGAGTAACAGCTGAGCCAGAATCATTTGACCATAAACTTTGGGAGTATCTAATATTTGCGGTAGGTAATCCTGGTGTTTGGAATCTAAATGCTAGAGTAGAAGGTACATCATCTGGGGAATTCCAATCGTTATTTAAAGTCCAAGATGAGGAAATAAAGTTATTTTCTTCTGTAGAGTAAGCATAGTTAAATTCATTTTGCCAATAATCCCAATCGTTTGAATCTACTTTATCTTTTCCACCATACTCATTTATTCTTAATATAGTATCAGGGATACCATATGAGGTGATAAGGGCGCGCAAACCAGGTAAGGTACCTTTTGATTTGAGTAGGTATGGTAAGTTATGGTAAATGCGTTTATATAGCGATTTATTCACATCATCTAACGGTATATAATCGTTGGATGCAGATACTAAGGTATCAATATACTCAAACCCACTTGGTGTTGGTAAAGATCCTGTAATATTTGGGAATGGAAATAAACCGCCCTCAGGTGTTAAACCTAAAAACGCAGTATATAGATCATTGTTGGAAAAACTATTTTGATATAATTTAATTCCAAAATCACGTATAGCATCAGCTACTATATCTTTTGAAATACCAGACTCTAAACGGTTATCCGCATTGAATTTTTGAGTGACATCCTTATAATATATCCAAATATTATCAAAATGTTGAGCAACCATATCAATGAACAATTCATACGGTTCGTTGTTTGGGTCTTCTCTTAAATATTCTGGTATAGAGAATAAAAGGTTATCTTTATTATTTTCATCATATAATGAGGCAGATAATATAATTCCTCCATATTGAGGACTATATTCGTTTGTACTACCAAACCAATTTAAAACATCTACACTTCCTGTTGTAGCTAATTGGTAAGGTGGTTCTGTATTTGTTTTAGGCCAAGCCCATGAACCGCTAGTGTAATATAAATAGTAATCCCAACCATCAAAGTTGGTTATAATATTGTTTATTTTAGATTCTAGAACAGCACTACTTTCACTAACCGCTATTGATGATGAATTTGTTGTATTTAAGATAGCAATGGAGGATGAATATTGTTCTATTAAACTAACTTTATAGTAAAAATTTTCTAGTCTAGTTTGAGCTGAGCTAAAGTGAATATAGTCACTAAATGTAGTGTAGTCAATATTGATATCTATTTCTTTTTCCTCTAATAAACTATTTATTTGGTTTTGGGAACTAGTTAAAGATGTAGTTACTAAATCGGTATAAGATAATTCTTGTGTGGAATTGTTAACTTGATCTTTTAAATCAATGTTGAAATTTGGACCTTTAATTCTTAAAGTATCATTGAATACTATTGGTTCTTCTATAAAAGATACTTGGTATGCTATTGGTTCTTCTACAGAAGATACAACCCATAATGTAGAATTAACTAAAAAATCCTCAGGTAGAGGTTCATATAATTTAATTAATATAGTTGGGTTATTTGGATCTTGATTATCTAAAGCAATATTGTTTGCTATAAAAAGAATATTGTCTCCAAAATTTAAATAAAAATCTAAGAAATATGTACTATCTTCTCTCTGTTGAATAAAGGCATTTGTTTTTTCAACTATGTCTTGATTTGATAAAACAGTACTATCTAATCTAATTTCAGTTCTATCTGAAGATATTTCAGCAATATATAATTGTTCAATATCTGAACCTATTTGCTTATTTAAAAAGTTATAGTATGAAATATAAGCACCTTGAGTAAACCCATTATTAATTAGATTTTGTTCAGGGTTGATTGTAATTTGAGATAATACTCCATCACTACCTGCTGATTGCCCATCATTTAAAACTGTATATTGGGTGAAATTATATTCAGTAGATAATAAATTTTGGTTAAGATCATATATAAAATACTCAATATAACTACTTGAAGATAGAGAAGTATTGACATCAAAAGTAGATATCAAATTTGTATCTTGAGATTCATATAACTGAGTAGTTAAGTCTTGGGTGTCTATTTGTACTATTTCTACTGCCATTATTGTGGGTTAGCTAGTGGGGTTCCTGTTTGTAATTCTATTATTCGTTTTTGAGCGTCAAGTAGTTCAGTTCTTAATTGAGCTATTTCAGCTTGTAGAGCTTGTATTTCTTCATTATTTGCATCAAATCCAATATATTCACTACTTTTTTTAATTAAATATTCATGTGAATTTGCATCACCTGTTTCAGGAATATCATAGAACAAATCATTATACATTAAAAAAAATTCGTTAACAGTAGGCTGTTGTGCTAACTGTTGTTGAATAGTTTGAACACCTAGTTGTTTGAAAGAGGTGTCAATGATTTTTTGATAATCATTTTTATTATATACCTGTTTATTTAATTTAATATTTTCACTCATCAGTTAATGACTTTAAAATAATATTGATCATCAAAAATAAGTGTAGAACCATTAATTATAGTCTTGATTAAAATCGCATAATATCTTTCTGGTTCAAGTCCATTCATGTAAATATCAAAATAATTCCCACTAGCATCAGAGCTAATTTGAGTATATTGAGTATCAAAGTTAATAATAAACTCATCAGTATCCAAGTCTTTTACAGCATAGAATGAAGAAGTAGGTAAAAAATTCAAATCTACAAAGTAAGATGAAGTTTGGTATACACGTGTAGGGTATAAAGGGCTTGAATTAACTCTAAATCTATTTACACTATCAGTATAAAATACTCCAGGATTTTCGTTTAAAGCTAATTTTAGGTTAGTTGTAGTAACTATACTACCTGTTAAAGAACCTGTTAATACTGTTGAATAATCTCTCCATCTAAATTCTAATTGTGGAGGATAAATTGTATTTGTATCAACACTATAGTATTTTGCTACAGGTTGAACATATTGGCTATTTGTAAATTCAACTGAGTCTTCCCATTTAGTTATAAATCCGTAATTTGGGATAGAGCCGCTATACCATTTATCTACAATAGTTTTTACGTTTACATCTATATCCTTATCACTTCTTAATCCAAAAGATTGAGTTACTTTATATGATGGTACCCCAGACCCAGAATAAAACCAGTTACCTCCCCCTTGAGTTGAAAATGAGGGGTTAAATGAACTTGTATATAGTTCGGATCCATTTGATCCACTAGCACTCCAAAGTCCTGATCCTGAATAGTTAGAGTATGTCCATGAAATTCCATCTTGAGTTTCAGGTGAATCACCAAATTCACCAGTTCCATTATTCCAATCTTGAGCAACTGGATAGATTTCAACATCATATTCTGAAGAGATTCCTTGGGCAGATGCTATAAATCCTTTAAAATGAACATCCCAAGTAGAGCCATTTATTTTATTATCGATTATATTTACTATTTCGTTGGAGTCAAATTGCGTTAAAAAACGAGCTACATCTGGGGTTCCTTCTGGGGTAATAGTATTATATATTTCGCTTATGGCATCCATTCCCGAGTTCATGCTCGGATAATAAGAGTATATGGAAGCATCCTTATAAGGGAATATTTTATAAACAGCCATTTTTTATTATAAATATTATAGAGGCACAACTTTCCCCTTAATATCTAAATTAGGATAACGAACTTCAAATATACTTGGATCTAGTGAAGGGTATATTACTTGATTTTGAGTAGCACCCGTTATATCATATGCGTATGCTGAGTATCCTGATGATGTGCCTGCTTTATTTGAAATGTTAATATTTTTAACTGTTTGAACACCTTTAACTCTATCTAATAGAATATAAAGATCTCTTAACATTATTGGTTGGTTGATTTGCCAATTATTGATGTTAAAATAGTTTTGCAAAGCAGTCACACATGCTAATAATACCTCATTATTGTTATATTCAGGTAAAACTATAATTTCAAAATTAATTCCAATATTAATAATATATGCGTCTCTTATTTCAATATTATCTCCAATTACTCTATATTGAGATAGATATGTTCTAAGATTCTTTTTTAACAAATCAGAAGCATAATCTAATTGCCCAGCTGCGTTTTGAGATAAGCAATATAAATTAAGAGTTTCAATTGTAGAAACTTGCTCATCAGTTAATTTAGGTTGTTCAATATATGCTTTAGTAAGGGATCCATATTCAGAAGGCATACTCAAAGCACGTATTAAATAATCATCAGCTGTAACTGAACGTTGTTGGGAAGCAACTAATGCTAAAGTATTTTGTCTAATTTCCTCTATAGTATCTCCACCCTTACCACCAGATGCCGCGTTAGGGTTAGTTGAAGCTAATGAATTGAATATGTAATTAGCTGTGGTAGGATTTAAATTTATGTTATTAAATTGAGAATTTGCTTTATTTAAGTTAGTTAAAGTGTTAGCTGCTACATTTGAAGTAACACCCCCACCAGTTAAATATCTTACAGTCAATGTTGTATTTGAAGGTGAAATCCCATAAGTATTGGTATAAAGAAAATTAGCTGGTGAATATGCTGTTGTTAATTTATCTTTAATAAATGGTAACCCTAAACCTACATTATTTGGGTTTGGAGTAATTTCTTCATCGCTATCAGCTGTTGTTCCTGAACCAAATTGGATTTGTAAGTTATTTAAAGATGTAAAACGAGTAGCAAATCTTCTTTGTACTTTTTCTAATTTTAGAATATATGGAACTAAATTATTAACAACATTATTGGGGTCATTTATATTAGTATTTGATATAGGTTTATATACCATTTCTTGCCCTAGATGATCTACTTCATACCATACATTCCCATCAGAGTCAACTATATCTAAAATTCCTATAATATTTGCAGTAGAAATATTTATAGTTTGAAATGATTGTGGTTCATTAAAACCAAAAGTTTGTGTATTAACAGTTGCAGAAATAGCATTTCTACTTTTTTTCAATAAGAAATACTGGGGTGTATTCCCTGAAATTTGATAGACTGAAACTTCTGTAGGGTCTTGTGAACTGGAAACTGAAAAGTCTAGTTTATCTTGGATAATGAAAGGAGATCCGTTTTGGGGGGTAATTATTGAGTTTTCTCCAATGGTTATAGCGTAATCATAATCAGGTATAACAGAACCACTAACTGTTTTAGCAGGTAATTGTTGATAAAAATCAATAGTGGATTGTGCTACTCCAGTTGTTTTTGGTTTATAACCAAACATATATGCTAATTCAAATACATTATTTGTTTGTTGAGCATATTGAATAAAATTTTCTTGGAATTGATTATCTAAATAGAAACTTAAAACATCACCTACATATGAAGCTTGTTCCATGAATAACATCCCAGGAGATGCTGGGGAAAAGTCATTGTAAGTGTTAGGGAAGTAAGTTTTAGTATATTCAATCAAACGTTGTCTGAAATCAGAAAAATCCCTGTTTATATATTTTATATCTCTATTAGTTGTTGCCATTATTAAAATTGGATTTCTAGATTATCAGTAATATTTGTGTTAATTACTGAGTATTGTAGGGTTACTGTTATTTGATTGGTATCTACTTGTCCAGTAACTGTTAAATCATTTACTTGAACATTTGGAAAATAGTTGATTAATTTGGAGTTAATATCTTCTCTAAGAAAATCTAAATTATCACTTGTAATTTGTTCAAAAATAAACGCTCTTAAACCACCACCAAATGTTGGATTTAAGTATCTTTCACCTGGGTTGGTTAAGAAGAAATTGATTAAGTTATTTTTTATAGCATCCTTAGTTAAATAATTTGATTTAAAAACCGCATTACCATTAAAAGGAATGTCAACCCCAACCGCCTTACTAGCGTTTAAATCAATTGGATATATTTGTTGGGGATTAAATGCCATTATCTATTACTCATTAAATTCATTATTTGATCCATCCCTAATTCACCTTCAGGTAAAGAACCATTTACAGGGTCTGCGTTTACTCCAGGGTTAAATCTTGATACATCTTTTGAGGTAAAACTTAAAGCAGTTTCTCCTAAAACATCCATATAGGCTTGTCTTTTATCCATTGTAATAGGTGGAATTGAAGGGGATGTAGTTGGAGCAGGAGTGTAAGACTCATGTACGATTACGGGTTTTGGATTTTTAACGGCTTCCAATAAAATGTCCTTCAATTCTTCTTGAATTGCTTCTTTAACAGCTTCTTTAATAAATTTTTTAAGTTCTGTTGCTTTCATATGGTTATAAATATTAAATTAATCGGCTTTTAAATTATTTGTTTGTATATAAAATACAAGTTCATCTATCAATATCTGATCAATTGAGCTAAAAGACCACTCTCCTCTTAACATGACTACACCTTGTTTATTTCTAGCTATAGCTCTTCTACGTTTTAAAGGGTTTTCTGTTGTTTCGGTTTCAACTCCCATTTCAAATCCATTTACGTTTGAATATACAGGTTGACCCTGTTGTGTTTGCTGTTGAGTAAGAGCAATTAATTCTGTTGATAATTGTTCTTGTGTTTGAGTAGAGTTAGGAGCACAATGTTGGATAAATTGATCCAACAAATTCAAATAATTTATAATTTCAGATAATGTATCTTTTAAAATTAATAAAGTTACTAATGTTACTTCTACTACAGTTTTATATTTTTTAATCTGTTTATCAATAGTACTAGATGTTTCTGTTACAGATGCAGGTACAGGTGTGGGGTTTAAAAGAATTGCTTTAGAAGCAGTAGATAAAGTAACTATTAAAGCTTCTATAACAGTTAACGCTGTGGTAATTGTTGATATTGTTTTATAAGCTATATTTAATTGTTTAACTAGTTTATTTTTTTTATTAATTATATCCGTTAATTCTTGTGGGGTAGGACATGAATTAGGGGTGGAGAAGTTCTTTGCTAGTGCTTCTTTAGCATTAGATACACCAAACTTTGCTATTAATTTTAATATTAAAGGTAGTAAGGTAAATGTTAATGTAGTTAATAGATTATTTAATTTTTTTTGTTGTAACGTTTCAAAATTTGTTTTTGAAGCAGTAATAGCTTTTATAGAGGATTCTGGTAGGGATGCTGTTTTGGCTATTTGTTGGTTTAAATCTATTTGTAAAGGAACTAATTCAATCACCCCCAAATCAGATTTTATATTATTATTTGAATCAAAGGGGAGGTATGTATAAGTAGCAAAATTTGATTTAGTGATAATTAAGTTAAATAAATCAATATAACTTCCATTTATAGTAAAATTTCCACTAGAGTCACTATAAACTACATTAGAGTTAGCCTCAACTTTAGCCCCAGTAATAGGTTCATTATTGTAAGAGATTTTCCCTTTTATATTATATGTTTTAGTATCTTCCATTAAGTAGTTTTAACTGTTTTAGATAAAATTTCAGTTAAAGTAGTTTTAATATTAGTTAATTGAGCTTTAACATTTGAGGAAGTAGTCATCATTCCTCCATCAGGTGCAGCTAGACCACCAGGCCAAAGTTGTTGTACTTCCAATACACTCACTAATGTAATTAATGATTCTAGTACAATATCTAATTTATTATATAATGTATCACCCATTACTCCACGCTCAATAGCGTTACTATCCCCTAAAAATATATTACTCGATTGAATAACTGTTTTAGGCGCATCTATATTCACTGATTTGATTGAAGATAAACCAACTGATTGTTGCCCGCTAATTAATATATTGTCGGTTTTAGCGTTTAATATAATTCTAGTTGAATTAAGAATTATTTGAGGTGAAGTAAATGTTTTAGGGTCTGGTGCTGATCCGTTATATGAGATTAGATTAGGTTGGGCTAAATTAAATGGTATCTTCTGGTTAGATGTTAAGTAAATAGAGGATAAATCATTGTTAATGTTTTCTGTAATGGGAATCCATCCTTCATCAGTTGAGTTAGTTGGTTGACCATTCCTCAATATAGTGATAGGATCACCATTATTTCCTCCTTCAGACCAATTGTTTTTATATTTACTTTGTGATTTGGAGGTAGAGCCAAAACGTAAACTATTACCATATCTCCCCTCATGTATTATATCTCCTTCAAAGGGCATTAAAGGGTGTATGTTTGATTTTTCAACAAATGTTGCTTGACTAGGATTATCAAGAGAATTTACAACAATTTCTTGTGGTTGATTATCTACAATATTGATAGCTCCTGTCCCTATTTGAGTGTAATCTAAATTTTGAGATGCAGGGGTAATGTTTTGTGTAACTGAAGGGAATTGGTTTCCATTAGGTGTGGATGTACCGTATAATCCTAATGGTTCTTGGTATAACCATTGTATTCCATTACTATTGGGAATAGTGCTTTGAATGAGCTCAACGTGCTCATTTACAGTAGGGTATTTTTTAGTGTTAGAATTTGATGGAAGTGCTGTATATGTTTTCCCAAAGTTATTAGGTCTAGTTCCATACCCTATTATTAAACCCAATGAATTTAAACCATATGTACCATTTTGAATCAATGGATGGTTTTCATCCATTATGATATCAGTAACCCGTACTATTAAGGGTTTTTTTCTTTCTCCGGAAAAATTCTTTGGTGCGTTCCCATTTGTAGCTCTATTAGTTAAAGCAGGAAAGCCAAACTTATGAGACATCTTTTGATGGTGGGTTAAAATTTTTAACTTCAGCTAGTAGTTGTGCTTTTTCTTCTTCGGTCATTCCAAAATCAGCAGCATCTGATGACTCTGATGCTAAGGCACGTTGAACAATAGTGGCCATTTTAATAAGTTGTTCATCATTTCGGATTCCCAACTCCATATATTCTTTAATTAATGGAACTACTAAAGTAGCATCTCCTATATCATTAATAAGGGGTTTAAGTTCATTGATAAGAGCAGAAATTTGCTCTTCTTTTTTCTTTTGGTTATTGTAAATTTCTTGGAAAATATCCGAAAGTTTTTTCTTACCAAATATATTTTTATCTAGAGTACTCATAAAAAGATTTTGTTATAAATATCTTGCAGTACATTCTTTAAAATCTAGATAGTCATTTTCTAAATAAAATACGTAATTCTTTTTAAATATGTCTTGTAGAACAGTTACTATTTTGGTTATTTTGGGAGTTTTTACATCTATCATCTCATGTATATAAATGTAAAGAGCCTTTTTATTAAAAATATCTATACCATCTCTTTTACGGAATAACTCTAAGACTGCATCGGCAATTTGAGCATCATTACCTTTTGGAAAAATTGTATAAATATTCTCTGAAATGAAATCAACATAAGTATCTATAAAGTTAGATAACTTATCTTTGCTAGGACCACCCTCTAGAGTATAGGAATGGTTTTCATCTTTTTCAAGATCTTCAACAGATGATTTTTGGACTTTCTTCTTATAATTTTTCTCGTTATATAGAATTAACCATCGTTTTACGATAGTTCCAAAATAAGAATAGGCTTTGGCTCCATTTTCAGGATTAAATAAGTGAATTTTTGAAAGTAAAAATACTATAATCTCATGTTGGAGATGCTCTAAATCTTCTACTTCGGTATGGTAGAATTTAAAGGTATGGATTATATTTTGAGTTAATTTGAAGAAAGCATAATGGATTTCTTCCTCATATATTTTATTTTTCTCGGATATAATAGAAGTGCTATTGTATCTAACAATAGCATCTTCTGTTTCTTGGGTAAAATATCTTCTTTTTTCCCTTACTTTTTTTGTTATCATCATTGGATTCGAATCACCTTAAAGTCATTTAATATATCTTGTATTTGTTGTATAGATTCGAAAAAGAAACCAACTTCATCATCTGATTTAAAGGTTCCATTCCTATCTAATTCTTTTAATGTTTTATCCGAAATTTCAATAGCACGTGAAAGTCTATCAAGATACTCCATGTATGAAACCAGAACATCTTCTGCTTTTTCTTGCTTACGCATAAGATTAAATGTTGAAAATCCAAAAAATACAACTAGTAAACTTAAAACAATTATTATAATATAAAGTATCATATGTTATTTAATAAATTTTTTAAACCATTACTTTTAATTGAACCCAACGCTTTATCTTTGGTTGGAGTTTTCTTTACATTGGTTGGTTTATTCCCCAATGTATAATTTCCTTTCCCTCCATCCAAGTTCTTTTTTCCTTCTTTTAACTTTGGTAACCATTCACGTTCAAATTCAATACGTGCTGCCATTAAGTCTGCCTGGTGTAAGATAAAAGGTAATGAAGTTCTTGGTTTTTGCTCGGGCATAAAGTTCTTTAAATACTTGTTATTTGCCTCATCATATAAACCATCGTGAGTCTGGATAGCAATCATCTCATTAAATGTATATTGGATACCATGAGATTGTAAAAGGAATAACCCTCTATCTGGAACAGATGAAAATGGTACTTTAGTATTAAACATATAATCCTCACCTAACTTATCTTTACGCCATTGGTCTGTCTGGGGTATATAGGAATCCTCGGATTCATCACCCATTTTACCTAAATCATGGTTTAGTGCTGAGAATATCAATTCTTCAGTAGTAAAAGTAGACATATCACATCCTTCATCTTCCCATAATGTAGCTTGCTTGATAGCACATCGAATAACGCGTAAAACATGCTCTACATACCCTCCAGGGAAAGCATTATGGTATTCTTTCTTATGCGCAGCAGGCATTAATATTAAACGATCAGCATATTTTTCATAAAATGCTAATAGTTTTTCTTTACGTGGTTCGGAAATATATTCATTAATATACCCCATTAATTCATCCCAATTCTCTTGGATTTGTTCGGCTGTTAGATTCATAACTTTTATTTATTTATTAATTTTCTCTTTCAACAATAGATTGTAAATCATTTATAAGTTCATTCAATTCTCTTAGAGCATTTACCCTTTCCTCCGAACTTCCTCTATTAACAATAAAATCTAATTGTTTTAAACGTCCTTGTATTGTTTGAATACGACGCAATGCTAACTCTTTATTTCTCATTTGATTTATATATAACCGGGACAACATTATCCCACATTTATCTAACTTTATTTCTCATATATCTAGGGTTTAAAAACCCCGTATGATCAATATACAAAACCTATTTTACCACCTCCAAGTAATTTTCAACAAAATCTTGAATTTTCTTTATAAATGCACACTTTTCAAACTCTTCATTCTCCTCAAAGTAATGTATGGAAAGTTTTAGGGCAGTTAAAAACTCATCATCACTAGATCTTCTTAAATCATTAAGCCATACTTCATCTGTTAAATCTGTCTGGCTTATCCAATACCAGGATCTATGGTACATCATAAACTCCCCAGCCAAATCAACACCATCCATGTCCATATCATCAGAAGATTTCTCAAAAAAAGCTATAACTTGCTTTTTAAAACTCATCCCATTCATAATCAGTTTGGTAAACATTCCAATTTTGAATAATGGAGTTTTCTTAAAAGTATCTAAATTCTCCGAAATCTCCTCTTCTTGGGGCCTGTTGTTAAAAAATGAAAAAAACCTACTTAAATCCATATCCATGACTTTTAATTTATTGAGTTTAATTTAAACTCTAATTCATCGATTTTGCGCTCAAGACTATTGATCTCAACATTTAAAGATTCATAAAGCGAAATAGGATTTATAAAGTATGGATTTGAAGGATGGTAAGCCCAAACCTCTTCTTTAACATAAGAAATTGCAATAAGTTGATTTTTCAAATCAATTAATTCGTCCTCTATATTTTGAATTTCACCCATGATTATTTTTTATTACCCCACCTCACTCCTAATATACATATATACAAGATATGGTGGACAATTATTCGCCAATAAATATTATGATTATTTGTATCTTTGACCTAACTCTAAAATAGCCTCTTTAGCCTGTTCAATAGACATTTGAAAGAATTCCCTATCATTATTTACCCGATAATCCTTTAAATACTTATGAAGCTCAATCTCTAAAGCGTGAGCATTAAAGCATTTAAACGCGAATTCAACGTTAAACTTAACAGGTACGCCCGTTCCACGAGAAACCTGTTCTGCGCGTTTATCCGGTGTTTTTTCCGTAAAGCCTATTTTAACCAAATTTGGCATAGTTCTATTGGTTAATACATAAACCCAAGAATCACCATCACCTTCCCTATTTTCATACAGATTTTTCCTACGAGCAGTATAATACGTTACTTTATCCCATTCAGGTTTTTCAGAATCTGGTGTTAACGTATAAAAAGCTGGTTCTGATTTGGTAAAATCCTCTTCCACTGAAATATAGGTGTGGGCTACGGATTCATCTATTCGTTTTATATTTGACATAACCTTTATTTTTTATTTTTTAATAATCGTAGCAACTATAATAAGTATTATTGTTGCAATAATGGGAATCCAAATTGGGGAAAACACCCACCACCAAGACCAATATTGAACAGGGCCTATTTGAGCTAACTTTAGGGTTAAGAATATTAAAAACAATATTGTACCTAATCCTAGACTACTGTTTGATTTATTATTCTCCATCTTCTTGGTTATCTAGTTCTGAAAACAAAATATCTCCAAATGCATATCCAAAAAAGAAGAAAAATACTGGGTTTCCTGTTAGAGTACCTGTGATTAGGGAAACTATTCCAAAAATGACTTTAAACGGGTTTTTAAGTAACTTATCCATGACCTTTATTTTTAATTATTAATATGATTAAATATACGAACAATATCTTGTATATCCAAATATACTTTGCTCTAAGGTGGAAAAATTTTAAAGATCTTCTTTTTGTGGATTTTGGATTTTTTAAAACTTTGGCAAAACCGGAAACGTGGATATATTTGTGGGTATGTATGTTTGGTATATAAGGATATATAAGTCGATGGGTAAAGATTGTAAGAGTTATATGTGTGCATACAAGTCCACTCCCCCCACCACCCCCACCATATTGACACCGGCGCGCGTGGGGCCATACTACCTACTATATACCATATATATACGCCCGGCGTACGTACCCCAGACCACCCCTATTAGGAGGGTGGATCTTGCGGGTCAATTTTTTTAAGAGCCAATTTTGCTATGAGTCAGCTCACCATCTTCAAAGTAATAGAACGCCAAGCGCCCATCGGCTTGTTGGATGGTAATGTTAGCGGTTTCGGTTAGACACCCATCAATGTTGAGGATGGATTGTTGGTTTAATTCTACAAATGTGTATGCGCTCATATGGTTTGATTTTACGTTAGGTTATTTATGCTGGGTTAATCTATTAATTCATATTTTGAATCCTCAATTATGACATAAGTTAATTTAACTTCATATCCATCCATTATATCAAAAGATTCAACTTCATATGTTGTTGGGGTTAAAACATCTATTATTGTACCCTCTATCATGTAATGGAAAGATGGGTTAGGGTGGATGGTTTTTATCCTTTGACCTATTTTTAATATGTTGAAAATTAAATCCATGTGTTTTATCTTTAATTATGGTTTTAATATACGAACTTACCTCCATAAACCATATTCCATAGCCACCGAAAGCCCGGTTGCTCGGGCTCCAAGTGGAAGATAAACGGTTATGAAGCGTTGTCTTTTAATTGTGGTCAGGACAGGATTCGAACCTGTAACCCCTTATTTATTTGAGTGATTTCTAGAGGAGCTCTCTCACTTGGGGAGTGCGTCTACCAATTCCGCCACCTGACCATATGTTGGGGGCTATTTATTCTATACCACCATTGGCAGCTATTAATTCTACCAATTCAATGGATTCTGCCTCCACTTTAGCTTTAGCCGGGCGTCCACGCTTAACGGCTCCACCATTGGCTGCTGCTTTGGCTGCTAGTTCCGCTAATCGGATCTGTCTTACACTATCGGCTTTAACTGGTCGTCCAAGCTTAAGTTCACCATTGGCTTTTTTAGCCGCTAGTTCAGCTAGCCTTTGTTGTCTAACACTATCTGGATTAACTGGACGGCCTTGCTTACCCTCACCCGCTGCTTTTTTGGCTGCTAGTTCTGCCAAACGGATTTGACGAGCACTGTTTGAATTAACTGGACGACCTAATTTTGCTGTTTCTACATTTACATTTTTCATAACCTTAATTTTTGCTTTTTTATTTATACTTTAATATACGAATTAATTTTCAATTTGCTTAGTCCCTAATAATTACAATATCACCACATTCACAATCCATTTCATCAACTTTATTTATTATCTTTTCTTCTAATCCAAAACAATCTTTAGATTTTATTTTTAATAATTCTCCACTATCTAAATTTTCAACAACACAACTAATTATTCTACTTACTCTACAACCCTTAGATAATTCATTTACATTATCAATTTTAAATTTTCTTTTAATTACTTTAAATCTTTTCATATCTTATATTTTTTAATTATGTCTCAATATACGAAATTGATTTATTATCTCTAAGTCCTTATTGTCTAATTGAATAAATTTGGTTTTGGTTTCTCCCTCAAACATAACTATCCAACGTTTATTACTACCGTCTTCCCTTAAGATACTACTTACTTTTTTCAAAAACTTAATTTCAATTAAGCTAATAACATTTTTTAAATCAACCATTTTATCTATCTTTAATTATGGTTCAATATACGAACTCTATTTCAATTAACATCTTCCCTTTAACACTATATATTTAATATAAGCAAGGGCAAAAACACATATCCACAATACCACTGTCATACTATTTCTTTAAAGTATATTTAATAATTCCACTCCACAAGACAACATTTAATCCAATCATCATTAACAATACTACTGTCATATCAATCTAAAACATTAAATAAACACTCAATACATTTTACTACTCCAAGTAACAACAAAACATAAACTAAACCACTTATCATATCTTTTATCTTTAATTATGAATCAATATACGAAATGTTTATTTAAACTGCTATTCCTTTTTTATCAAGAACCCCATTCAACATAAAAACCACATCACCAAGATACCCATCCCTAGCCAGGTCATCCAAATCATATATTTCCTCATCCCAATATGAACCACAACAATCACATCCAAAACTTTCCAGTTTACCTAACACAACATAGTTGCCTTCAAAATTAATCCATCTGATTTTTAGTTGTAGTACTGAATCAACTGTTTCATCAGCCAATTCATCATCAAAATCAATATCTTTAATTTTTCCAAATTGTTGGAACAAATCACATGCCTCTGCAAATTCTCTAGCTGTCATAACGTTTTATCTTTTTAATTATGGTTCAATATACGAACT